AATCGGTGGAGCTGCATGACAAAGTCATCGGGCATTATCTGAACATAAAACACTATCAATAAGTTGGAGTCATTACCAGATTTGGCGTTCTTATAGAGAATTTAGTGCAATATCTAATCCGAGTGGTATAAACCTTAACCTTCGCTCCCTTAAGTCGTAGATAAATTAACCATGCTTCCTGTACGTCTGCGGCATGCTTCCAATGACCTTACCGAATATGAACACCCGGTTCATCTCGTCTTTCTCGATCGGGTCCCACGGCGAGTAGCTCTTGTTATCAGAGATAACCAGCAGCTTATCCTTCATCATTTGAAGACGTTTTACATGGGCAGTGTCGTCGTACAGAAACGCATAGATGCCATCACCGTCGAAAGATTTAACAGTGATATCAACGAACAGCAGGTCACCTGGTTCGATCGTCCCTGACATGCTGTCACCTCGCACGTTAATGATGCGGATATTTTCCGCCTTCCTGCCATCGAACATGTGACGAGCATCGTCAAACGAGTACTCAACCGAGCGTAGAACTTCTACAAACTCACGGTTGATTACACCTGGCCCGGCACTGACTTCTATATCAAGAACGTCAATTTTGAAGTATTTGGAATGGCTGACAGTTGATTGTATTGGTTGCACTGTACTGTCTGACATATTTCCAACGCCAGAAGATAACCATTCTGCGCGCACACCCAAAGCGTTCGCGATCTCCACGATTTTAGTTGTTTGGTTAGCTTTCCCTGTTTCGATTTTCTGAATAGCAGCCTGGCTAACCCCGACCAAATCCCCAAGCGCCTTTTGTGTAAGGCCTCGCGCTAATCTGGCTTCTTTAAGTCTTTCTGAGAGTGTTGTTTTCATAGATCAAATGTACAACCAAGGTTTTATTTCATCAAACGAAAATGGTTGTTGACTAAAAACAACCATAGTTTTAATCTTGATTCGGATTAACCACGGAGGTTGTTATGAACCCAGCAATCAAAACAGCGATCAATATCGTTGGTTCACAAAAGAAACTAGGCGATGCCTGCGAAGTTTCACAGCAGGCCGTCTATAAGTGGCTTCACAACAAAGCAAAGGTATCCCCTGAACATGTCGGCAGCATTGTTACGGCTACTGGTGGAGTTGTGAAGGCATACCAGATTCGCCCGGATCTTCCGAAGTTGTTTCCACACACCGAAAAGAACGCAGCTTAAATTTCCATTTCACGCTCTTTAACAATAAGCAATCAACTTAACAGTCAATTCAAACTAAAGGAGTCAATTATGCAACCACTTACATACCAACAGACTAGCGGATTTATTCCGACTGCGGTGATAAATCGTTCTCAAACAAAACAAGCTCCAGGCCACGAAAAAATCCGTGATGCCGTCCGCGCCTGGTCGGCTGTAGATAATCAGGATGTCGTTGCCGCACTCATTGTGAATGAGTATCGGGAGCAGGGCGACGGCACCATCGATTTCCCTGATGATGTCAGCCGTGCACGCCAGAAGCTGTTCCGCTTCCTCGATAACAAATTCGATTCTGAAAAATACCGAAATAACGTGCGTGAACTGACCCCGGCAATTCTGGCGGTACTACCGCTGGAATATCGCGGTTACCTGGTTGAGCAGGATAGCTTCATGACTCGGTTGGCTGAAATGGAAAAGGAACTCAGTGAGGCAAAACAGGCTGTCATTCTCAACGCACCACGCCACCAGAAACTGAAGGAAATGAGTGAAGGTATTGTGTCGATGTTTCGTGTGGACCCGGATCTGGCTGGTCCATTAATGGCGATGGTGACCACCATGCTGGGGGCAATATGACAGGTTCAGAAATGGCGAAAGTCGGTCTGCGGGAACAGAACCGACTTTCAGGTGCAAATCGTAACACACTCATTGCGGGAGGAATTATGGCAAACACTGCTGAGATATTCAATTTTCCAGTGCCGGATGCGGCACAAAAGGAGCCGCGCGTGGCAGATCTCGATGATGGTTATACGCGCATTGCAAATGAGTTGCTGGAAGCTGTGATGCTGGCCGGATTAACACAGCACCAGCTTCTGGTCTTCCTGGCTGTCATGCGCAAAACATATGGCTTTAATAAAAAACTGGATTGGGTGAGCAACGAGCAACTTTCCGAGTTGACCGGGATATTGCCGCACAAGTGTTCTGCTGCAAAAAGCGTTCTGGTAAAGCGTGGGATTCTTATTCAGAGCGGGCGGAATATCGGCATTAATAATGTGGTCAGTGAATGGTCAACATTACCCGAATCAGGTAAGAAAAATAAAGTTTACCTGAAAGAGGTAAATTTACCTGAATCAGGTAAGAAAAGTTTACCCAAATCAGGTAAAGGCGTTTACCCGAATCAGGTAAACACAAAAGACAAACTAACAAAAGACAATATAAAACCTTTTTCGTCCGAGAATTCTGGCGAATCCTCTGACCAACCAGAAAACGATCTTCCTGTGGAGAAACCAGATGCTGCAATTCAGAGCGGCAGCAGGTGGGGGACAGCAGAAGACCTGACCGCCGCAGAGTGGATGTTTGACATGGTGAAGACCATCGCGCCATCAGCCAGAAAACCGAATTTTGCAGGGTGGGCTAACGATATCCGCCTGATGCGTGAACGTGACGGACGTAACCACCGCGACATGTGCGTGCTGTTCCGCTGGGCATGCCAGGACAACTTCTGGTCCGGTAACGTGCTAAGTCCGGCCAAACTCCGCGACAAGTGGACCCAACTCGAAATCAACCGTAACAAGCAACAGGCTGGCGTGACAGCCGGAAAATCAAAACTCGACCTGACAAACACTGACTGGATTTATGGGGTGGATTTATGAAAAACATCGCCGCACAGATGGTTAACTTTGACCGTGAGCAGATGCGCCGGATCGCCAACAACATGCCGGAACAGTACGACGAAAAGCCGCAGGTACAGCAGGTAGCGCGGATCATCAACGGTGTGTTCAGCCAGTTACTGGCAACTTTCCCGGCGAGCCTGGCTAACCGGGACCAGAACGAACTGAACGAAATCCGCCGCCAGTGGGTTCTGGCTTTCCGGGAAAACGGGATCACCACAATGGAACAGGTTAACGCAGGAATGCGCGTAGCCCGTCGGCAGAATCGACCATTCCTGCCATCACCCGGGCAGTTTGTCGCCTGGTGCCGGGAAGAAGCATCCGTTACCGCCGGACTGCCAAACGCCAGCGAGCTGGTTGATATGGTTTACGAGTATTGCCGGAAGCGTGGCCTGTATCCGGACGCAGAGTCTTATCCATGGAAATCAAACGCGCACTACTGGTTGGTTACCAACCTGTACCAGAACATGCGGGCCAATGCGCTGACTGACGCGGAATTACGGCGTAAAGCTGCCGATGAGCTGACCTGTATGACCGCGCGAATTAACCGTGGTGAGGCGATACCTGAACCAGTAAAACAACTTCCTGTCATGGGCGGTAGGCCTCTAAATCGTGCACAGGCTCTGGCGAAGATCGCAGAAATCAAAGCGAAGTTCGGACTGAAAGGAGCAACTGTATGACGGGCAAAGAGGCAATTATTCATTATCTGGAGACGCACAAGAGCTTCTGTGCGCCGGACGTTGCTGCGACAACAGGTGTGACATTAACCAGCATAAATCAGGCTGCGGCAAAAATGGCGCGGGCAGGAATCCTGGTCATTGATGGTAAGGTCTGGCGAACGTTTGTTTAACGGTTAGCTACTCAGGATGATAGGGCGGGGCAAGTGAGTATGAAGCGGATTTTCAGGAATGCCATCAGAGTTTGGAAATAAAGTGGGTTTTCTAGTGGCAAGAGACTTGATAATATTTAGTTCTTTAAATCCAAGGAGATAGGGTTATGAGAAAATTTATTATAGCCTTTGTCATAAGTGCCTCGTTTACTGCAAATGCTGGTGTAGAGAAGTTAGGGTCGTGGATAACAAAGTCTGAGATAAATAAAATGACTGACCAGACTGACTTTGTGGCTCTTAATTTATCACCAGATTCATATAACAAAGCAGGTACTGATCGTGCAACTTCACTGGTGTTGCGTTGTAGTGATAACAAAACAGATGCCTATTTATCATTCAATGATTATATGGGTTCGGACAACCCAAGAATTACAGTGCGGTTAGATGGCGGAAAGCCGGTCAAGAGTGCTTGGGGAGGTGGGGAAGGCGGTGATTCTGCATTTGCTCCACAACCAATACAATTTATAAAGACCTTGGCTAAGCATAAAAAAGCTATTTTTGGGTTTGAACCTTATGGATCAACTATGCAAGTAGTTGAGTTTGACTTGTCTGAGATTGATAAGGTTGTGGAAAAAATTTCACAGTCTTGCAATTGGAAATGACAAAAAAATTTCATATGAACCCAGTTGGCGCTGGGTTTTTTATTTCAGTAGCCAATAATGCATTCAAAATCTCTTACTTGAGAAACGGCCTATTTGAGATTTCAGTCGTGGCAGGATGATCAGTTGATTCGAGTATTGACGCATTTGCGTTCGGAGCGATTACAGTAGATTGTAAATAATAATGAGAAACACATAGCCACATAGCCACCCCGTGGTATTGAAACCATATAATGTTGGATTTGAAAACAGATCTTTTCCCATGTATTAATAACTACATCCCCGCGAGTGATTCAAAAAGGAGGGCCCAATTTTGTCCGAGTTTTTGTATTCCCCCGCATGCCGCTGCGGAGCACTACATCTGAGTGTCTGACTAGGGGATAAAATTAGACTGGATAGTGAGAAGAAAGTGGCGCGCTAGGCTGTGCCGAGTGCTACCAGTACACCTTGGGGGTGTGCAGCTTTCGCCGAGACTGTAGTGGGTATCGGTTAATGCACGAAAAACCGAGAGGTCAGACAACCAATTTGCCGTAGGATTGTTTCCGGTGCGATACCGGTCTACTAACTGAAAGCAATGCGAAAAAGCATAAACTCGGTCCTTCAGTCGCCCTACACACTATTTACTAAGAAGGGCTGAAGCATGGATACAATTATTACATGGATGGGAGATCGTCTGTTGGGGGGGACACAAAAATCCGATCTGCAGCAGATGGCGATCACTGGATTAACTTCCGCGATTTGTTCAACAATTTTGTACACTGAAAAATTAAAACATGGTGAGCCTATTAACCCAAACGAAGAAGAAAAACTTTATAGGCTTTGGTATGAAGGAAACGCTTGAAAGAATAAAGCACAATTAAAACCTTTGATTTGCGATAATCAACTTGCCATAATTAAGTAATCGGAGCCTGAACAACTCCGGTGACTTCTGCGCTAAACGGGGACGTTTATGCGCACATACAATCCAAACTATCTTCTCCTTTCACAGATGCAGAAATGCACCTGCAATTCTTTGCATCTAGCGTTTGACCTCTGTGGAGGTGAAGCGTGAACCTCCCACAAGATGGCATCAAATTGCATCGCGGTAACTTCACCGCTATCGGTCAGCAGATCCAGCCTTATCTGGAAGACGGCAAATGCTTTCGCATGGTGCTTAAACCGTGGCGAGAGAGACGCAGTCTTTCCCAGAATGCACTCAGCCACATGTGGTACAGCGAAATCAGTGAATACCTCATCAGCAGGGGGAAATCGTTCGCTACCGCAGCATGGGTAAAAGATGCTCTCAAACACACATACCTCGGTTATGAAACCAAGGACCTGGTTGATGTCGTAACCGGCGAAATCACTACTATCCAGTCGTTACGCCATACCTCCGATCTTGATACCGGAGAGATGTATGTCTTCCTGTGTAAGGTTGAAGCCTGGGCGATGAATATTGGCTGCCACCTGACTATTCCGCAGAGCTGCGAGTTCCAGCTGCTGCGCGACAAGCAGGAGGCGTAATGGCTACACCGCTTATTCGTGTCATGAACGGACACATCTACAAAGTACCAAATCGTCGTAAGCGTAAACCTGAGCTGAAGCCATCCGAAATACCAACACTGCTCGGATATACCGCTAGCCTGGTTGATAAAAAATGGTTGCGACTGGCAGCAAGGAGGAATCATGGCTGATTTGAGAAAAGCAGCGCGTGGTCGGGAATGCCAGGTAAGAATCCCTGGCGTATGTAATGGCAACCCTGAAACGTCTGTACTGGCACATATCCGGCTGACTGGATTGTGCGGCACCGGTACGAAACCGCCAGACCTGATTGCCACCATTGCATGTTCTGCCTGCCACGACGAAATCGACCGCCGCACGCATTTTGTTGACGCTGGATATGCAAAAGAATGCGCGCTGGAAGGTATGGCGAGAACGCAGGTTATCTGGCTGAAAGAGGGGGTAATTAAGGCGTGAATACTTACCACATCACACTACCCTGGCCGCCGAGCAATAACCGCTACTACCGCCATAATCGAGGGCGCACGCACATCAGCGCAGAAGGGCAGGCATACCGCGATAACGTCGCCCGAATCATTAAAGGCTCAATGCTGGATATCGGTCTGGCTATGCCTGTGAAAATCCGCATTGAGTGCCACATGCCGGATCGCCGTCGCCGTGACCTGGATAATCTACAAAAAGCCTCTTTTGACGCACTCACCAAAGCAGGTTTCTGGCTGGATGATGCTCAGGTCGTTGATTACCGCGTTGTGAAGATGCCTGTTACCAAAGGTGGGAGGCTGGAACTGACCATCACCGAAATGGGGAATGAATGATGTTTGAGTTTTATATGGCAGAACTTCTTCGCCACCGCTGGGGGCATCTGCGCTTATATCGTTTCCCCGGTTCTGTTTTGACCGATTACCGAATACTGAAGAATTACGCCAAAACCCTGACAGGAGCAGGAGTATGAAGTCAGAGATAACAATCAACTAATACTGTTTTGTTGATTTTTGCTTGTAATTGGCGTTCTGGTCTGATTTTTGTGGAGTAAGTTGATGCGTGATATTCAGATGGTTCTTGAGCGTTGGGGAGCGTGGGCGGCTAATAATCATGAAGATGTGACCTGGTCGTCCATTGCCGCCGGTTTTAAGGGATTAATTACTTCAAAAGTAAAATCTCGCCCGCAATGTTGTGACGATGACGCTATGATCATTTGCGGGTGCATGGCCCGTCTGAAAAAGAACAACAGCGATTTGCACGATTTATTAGTAGATTATTATGTAGTCGGTATGACATTCATGTCACTGGCAGGTAAGCATTGCTGCTCTGATGGTTATATCGGGAAAAGGTTACAGAAGGCTGAGGGCATAATTGAAGGGATGTTAATGGCATTAGATATCCAGTTAGAGATGGATATCGTTGTTAATAACTCTAATTAATATGCCAATTGTTTACTAAAAATTATTAAAAATGGGGCGTTGAGACGCCCCCAAAAATAAAGGGTAATATATAACAGAAGGTTTATATAGTTAGAAGCAAGGTTGTGCTTCTAAAGGAAGTGGCTTGAGGGAGCCACTTATATGTTGGGGAGGCAACGCCTCCCGCAACATATCTTTTTCGTAATCAGATTAGAACTGGTAAACCAGACCTACAGCGACGATGTCGTCGGTATCAATACCAGCTGTTTTGGTAAACTTACTATCGTCAATTAAGTTGATTTTGTAATCAACAAAAGTGGACATGTTTTTATTAAAGTAGTAAGTAGCACCGACATCGACATACTTGACTAAGTCTCGGTCACCATGAACACCAAGGTCTTTACCTTTTGACTGAAGGTAAGCAACAGATGGGCGCAGACCGAAGTCAAACTGATATTGTGCTACTGCTTCAAAGTTTTGTGCTTTGTTTGCAATATGGTTATTACCAAAAACGGTCATATTCTGAGTTTCAGAATATGTGGTAGCCAGATAGATATTGTTCGCATCATATTTCAGGCCTGCAGCCCATACTTCCGCATTTTTGCCGGAGGCATTGAATTTGCTCTTACCATAGGCGACCTGACCGTCAGTGCGATCTGATTTAGCATAGGTTGCACCCACGCCGAATCCTTCATACTCATAAGTAGTGGAGAAACCGAAACCATCACCATTGGCTTCAGTTACGTCAGTGCGGTCATTTTTACCCTGATACTGAGCAGCAAAGTTCAGGCCATCGACCAGACCAAAGAAGTCGTTGTTACGATAAGTTGCAACACCAGTAGTGCGACCAGTCATGAACACATCTGTTTGGGTCCAGGTATCACCACCGAATTCTGGCAGAACGTCAGTCCACGCACCGATGTCGTATGCTACACCGTAGTTACGGCCGTAATCGATTGAGCCGTAATCACCAAATTTCAGGCCTGCAAATGCAAGACGGGTTTTGTCTTTGGAAGAACCTTGAGATTCAGCGCGGTTGCCTTTGAATTCATATTCCCACTGACCGAAACCAGTCAGTTGATCGTTGATTTGGGTTTCACCTTTGAAGCCAAGACGGGCATAAGTAGTATCACCATCATCTGCATCATTAGAGGAGAAGTAGTGCTTAGCATTAACTTTCCCGTACAGATCCAGCTTGTTACTGTCTTTATTATAAATTTCAGCTGCCTGAGCAGACATCGCCATCAGTACTGATGCAGCTACAGCAGAAATTGCCACTGTTAATTTTTTCATCGTGAGCCCTTTTTTTGAACTATTATTAAAAAATGATGTCACTGCGCGATAAATATTCATCTAATCAATGTGATTATTTCAAGATGTAAGTTTTGGTTTCTCGTTTGATTTGTGAAGTAGATCTCTATTTTTATCTGAACTTTTTTCTATCGAATCCTATTCATGGCTCTTGGCTGAATAAAAATAAATCTATTAGCCAATTTATATTAATGGCTGTTATTTATAAGTGCTCTATAATTTGAAGGTTCAATTTAAATCGGCTAAAAATAACACTGGAAATTATTTGTTGGTTATTTGTTGAGATTTGCTTATGTATTTGTAGTGGTGTTTTCAATACTCGGTAGCATTCTCGCAAATATCATTTAGTGGTTTACGTACGTAAAAAATTGGTTATGCTGTTAAGAGTGGTTACTTCGTCACACAGCTTAAACCCGCCGTCGAGCGGGTTTTTCCATTTTTTGAGTCTCGATATTAGCTGATAACCCAATACCTGAGTTATTCACTGACTCCGAGTCTGTTACGTTTCGTAGTATTCCCTCAATTTACACCCGCTTTGTCTGCGAGGTGGGGTTATGAAATCCATGGATAAGTTAACAACGGGTGTCGCCTATGGCACCTCAGCAGGTAGTGCCGGGTACTGGTTTTTACAGCTGCTAGATAAAGTCACGCCCTCACAGTGGGCGGCAATTGGAGTGCTGGGTAGCCTGGTATTTGGCCTGCTGACGTACCTGACAAACCTTTATTTCAAGATTAAAGAAGATAAGCGCAAGGCTGCGAGAGGTGAATAATGCCTCCATCATTACGAAAAGCCGTTGCTGCTGCTATTGGTGGCGGAGCAATTGCTATAGCATCAGTGTTAATTACTGGCCCAAGTGGTAACGATGGTCTGGAAGGTGTCAGCTACATACCATACAAAGATATTGTTGGTGTATGGACTGTATGTCACGGGCATACAGGAAAAGACATCATGCTCGGTAAAACGTATACCAAAGCAGAATGCAAAGCACTCTTGAATAAAGACCTTGCCACTGTCGCCAGACAAATTAACCCGTACATCAAAGTCGATATACCGGAAACAACGCGCGGCGCTCTTTACTCATTCGTTTACAACGTGGGTGCTGGCAATTTCAGAACATCGACGCTTCTTCGCAAAATAAACCAGGGCGATATCAAAGGCGCATGTGATCAGCTACGTCGCTGGACATATGCTGGCGGTAAGCAATGGAAAGGTCTCATGACTCGTCGTGAGATTGAGCGTGAAATCTGTTTGTGGGGTCAGCAATGAACAGAGTAACCGCGATTATCTCCGCTCTGGTTATCTGCATCATCGTCTGCCTGTCATGGGCTGTTAATCATTACCGTGATAACGCCATTACCTACAAAGCCCAGCGCGACAAAAATGCCAGAGAACTGAAGCTGGCGAACGCGGCAATTACTGACATGCAGATGCGTCAGCGTGATGTTGCTGCGCTCGATGCAAAATACACGAAGGAGTTAGCTGATGCGAAAGCTGAAAATGATGCTCTGCGTGATGATGTTGCCGCTGGTCGTCGTCGGTTGCACATCAAAGCAGTCTGTCAGTCAGTGCGTGAAGCCACCACCGCCTCCGGCGTGGATAATGCAGCCTCCCCCCGACTGGCAGACACCGCTGAACGGGATTATTTCACCCTCAGAGAGAGGCTGATCACTATGCAAAAACAACTGGAAGGAACCCAGAAGTATATTAATGAGCAGTGCAGATAGAGCTGCCCATATCGATGGGCAACTCATGCAATTATTGTGAGCAATACACACGCGCTTCCAGCGGAGTATAAATGCCTAAAGTAATAAAACCGAGAAATCCATTTACGAATGTTTGCTGGGTTTCTGTTTTAACAACATTTTCTGCGCCGCCACAAATTTTGGCTGCATCAACAGTTTTCTCCTGTCCAATTCCCGAAACGAAGAAATGATGGGTGATGGTTTCCTTTGGTGTTACTGCTGTCGGTTTGTTTCCAACAGTAAACGTCTGTTGAGCACATCCTGTAATAAGCATTGCCAGAGCGGCAGAAAACAACATTTTTTTCATCTTATTATCCTGCATTGTTAAAAACGGCAGAATCCTATGTGACAACAATTAAACGATAGTTAAATGGATTGATGAAAATTAAAACTATATAGGTGGATGCTCAGCCTATTGGAGGAGGGGGGGGCACTCAGAATCCTGTGGAATGAAATAAACCGCTCTATCTGTCCATTACCCTTTTAGCTGCGCTGTATCGTCGCCGTATTCCCGCATTAACCATGACCGTAGCCCGACGGGGAATTCCTTCTGCGTGAGTGTGCGGGAATAATCAAAAACGATGCACACCGGGTTTTACTGTGCTGACAGACGCAGGGTTACCCTCATAGTCGCTTTTCCGGTGCGATGGTGGAAGAAACCGGGATGTTCATCCATCATCACTTTGGATTGATGTATATGCTCTCTTTTCTGACGTTAGTCTCCGACGGCAGGCTTCAATGACCCAGGCTGAGAAATTCCCGGACCCTTTTTGCTCAAGAGCGATGTTAATTTGTTCAATCATTTGGTTAGGAAAGCGGATGTTGCGGGTTGTTGTTCTGCGGGTTCTGTTCTTCGTTGACATGAGGTTGCCCCGTATTCAGTGTCGCTGATTTGTATTGTCTGAAGTTGTTTTTACGTTAAGTTGATGCAGATCAATTAATACGATACCTGCGTCATAATTGATTATTTGACGTGGTTTGATGGCGTAGATGCACGTTGTGACATGTAGATGATAATTATTATCATTTTGCGGGTCCTTTCCGGCGATCCGACAGGTTACGGGGCGGCGACCTCGCGGGTTTTCGCTATTTATGAAAATTTTCCGGCTTAAGGCGTTTCCGTTCTTCTTCGCCGTAACTTCATGTTTTTATTTAAAACACCCCCTGAAAAGAAAGGAAACGACAGGTGCTGAAAACGGGCTTTTTGGCCTCTGTCGTTTCCTTTCTCTGTTTTTGGCCGTGGAATGAACAATGGAAGTCAACAAAAAGCAGCTGGCTGACATTTTCGGTGCGAGTATCCGTACCATTCAGAACTGGCAGGAACAGGGAATGCCCGTTCTGCGAGGCGGTGGCAAGGGTAATGAGGTGCTTTATGACTCTGCCGCCGTTATAAAATGGTATGCCGAAAGGGATGCTGAAATTGAGAACGAAAAGCTGCGCCGGGAGGTTGAAGAACTGCGGCAGGCCCGCGAGGCAGATCTCCAGCCAGGGACTATTGAGTACGAACGCCATCGACTTACGCGTGCGCAGGCCGACGCACAGGAACTGAAGAATGCCAGAGACTCCGCTGAAGTGGTGGAAACCGCATTCTGTACTTTCGTGCTGTCGCGGATCGCAGGTGAAATTGCCAGTATTCTCGACGGGATCCCCCTGTCGGTGCAGCGGCGTTTTCCGGAACTGGAAAACCGACATGTTGATTTCCTGAAACGGGATATCATCAAAGCCATGAACAAAGCAGCCGCGCTGGATGAACTGATACCGGGGTTGCTGAGTGAATATATCGAACAGTCAGGTTAACAGGCTGCGGCATTTTGTCCGCGCCGGGCTTCGCTCACTGTTCCGGCCGGAGCCACAGACCGCCGTTGAATGGGCGGATGCCAATTACTATCTCCCGAAAGAATCCGCATACCAGGAAGGGCGCTGGGAAACACTGCCCTTTCAGCGGGCCATCATGAATGCGATGGGCAGTGACTACGTCCGCGAGGTGAATGTGGTGAAGTCTGCCCGTGTTGGTTATTCCAAAATGCTGCTGGGTGTTTATGCCTACTTCATAGAGCATAAGCAGCGCAACACCCTTATCTGGTTGCCGGCGGATGGTGATGCCGAGAACTTTATGAAAACCCACGTTGAGCCGACCATCCGCGATATTCCGTCGCTGCTGGCGCTGGCTCCGTGGTATGGCAAAAAGCACCGGGATAACACGCTCACCATGAAGCGTTTTTCCAATGGTCGTGGCTTCTGGTGCCTGGGCGGTAAAGCGGCAAAAAACTACCGTGAAAAGTCGGTGGATGTGGCGGGTTATGATGAACTTGCTGCCTTTGATGAGGATATTGAACAGGAAGGCTCTCCGACGTTCCTGGGCGATAAGCGTATTGAAGGCTCGGTCTGGCCAAAGTCCATCCGTGGCTCCACGCCCAAAGTGAGAGGCACCTGCCAGATTGAGCGTGCAGCCAGTGAATCCCCGCATTTTATGCGTTTTCATGTTGCCTGCCCGCACTGCGGGGAGGAGCAGTACCTTAAATTTGGCGATAAAGAGACGCCGTTTGGCCTCAAATGGACGCCGGATGACCCCTCCAGCGTGTTTTATCTCTGCGAGCATAACGCCTGCGTCATCCGTCAGCAGGAGCTGGACTTCACTGATGCCCGTTATATCTGCGAAAAGACCGGGATCTGGACCCGTGATGGCATTCTCTGGTTTTCGTCATCCGGTGAAGAGATTGAACCGCCTGACAGTGTGACCTTTCACATCTGGACAGCGTACAGCCCGTTCACCACCTGGGTGCAGATTGTCAAAGACTGGATGAAGACGAAAGGGGATACGGGAAAACGTAAAACCTTCGTGAACACCACGCTCGGTGAGACGTGGGAAGCGAAAATCGGCGAACGTCCGGATGCTGAAGTGATGGCAGAGCGGAAAGAGCATTATTCAGCGCCCGTTCCTGATCGTGTTGCTTACCTGACCGCCGGTATCGACTCCCAGCTGGACCGCTACGAAATGCGCGTATGGGGATGGGAGCCGGGTGAGGAAAGCTGGCTGATTGACCGGCAGATTATTATGGGCCGCCACGACGATGAACAGACGCTGCTGCGTGTGGATGAGGCCATCAATAAAACCTATACCCGCCGGAATGGTGCAGAAATGTCGGTATCCCGTATCTGCTGGGATACTGGCGGGATTGACCCGACCATTGTGTATGAACGCTCGAAAAAACATGGGCTGTTCCGGGTGATCCCCATTAAAGGGGCATCCGTCTACGGAAAGCCGGTGGCCAGCATGCCACGTAAGCGAAACAAAAACGGGGTTTACCTTACCGAAATTGGTACGGATACCGCGAAAGAGCAGATTTATAACCGCTTCACACTGACGCCGGAAGGGGATGAACCGCTTCCCGGTGCCGTTCACTTCCCGAATAACCCGGATATTTTTGATCTGACCGAAGCGCAGCAGCTGACTGCTGAAGAGCAGGTCGAAAAATGGGTGGATGGCAGGAAAAAAATACTGTGGGACAGCAAAAAGCGACGCAATGAGGCGCTCGACTGCTTCGTTTATGCGCTGGCGGCGCTGCGCATCAGTATTTCCCGCTGGCAGCTGGATCTCAGTGCACTGCTGGCGAGCCTGCAGGAAGAGGATGGTGCAGCAACCAACAAGAAAACACTGGCAGATTACGCCCGTGCCTTATCCGGAGAGGATGAATGACGCGACAGGAAGAACTTGCCGCTGCCCGTGCGGCACTGCATGACCTGATGACAGGTAAACGGGTGGCAACGGTACAGAAAGACGGACGGAGAGTGGAGTTTACGGCCACTTCCGTGTCTGACCTGAAAAAATACATTGCGGAGCTGGAAGTGCAGACCGGCATGACACAGCGACGCAGGGGACCTGCAGGATTTTATGTATGAAAATGTCCACCATTCCCACCCTTCTGGGGCCGGACGGCATGACATCGCTGCGTGAATATGCCGGTTATCACGGCGGTGGCAGCGGATTTGGTGGGCAGTTGCAGGCGTGGAACCCACCGGGTGAAAGTGTGGATGCAGCCCTGCTGCCCAACTTTACCCGTGGCAATGCCCGCGCAGACGATCTGGTACGCAATAACGGCTATGCCGCCAACGCCATCCAGCTGCATCAGGATCATATCGTCGGGTCTTTTTTCCGGCTCAGTCATCGCCCAAGCTGGCGCTATCTGGGCATCGGGGAGGAAGAAGCCCGTGCCTTTTCCCGCGAGGTTGAAGCGGCATGGAAAGAGTTTGCCGAGGATGACTGCTGCTGCATTGACGTTGAGCGAAAACGCACGTTTACCATGATGATTCGGGAAGGTGTGGCCATGCACGCCTTTAACGGTGAACTGTTCGTTCAGGCCACCTGGGATACCAGTCCGTCGCGGCTTTTCCGGACACAGTTCCGGATGGTAAGCCCGAAGCGCATCAGCAACCCGAACAATACCGGCGACAGCCGGAACTGCCGTGCCGGTGTGCAGATTAATGACAGCGGTGCGGCGCTGGGATATTACGTCAGCGAGGACGGCTATCCTGGCTGGATGCCGCAGAAATGGACATGGATACCCCGTGAGTTACCCGGCGGGCGCGCCTCGTTCATTCACGTTTTTGAACCCGTGGAGGACGGGCAGACCCGCGGTGCAAATGTGTTTTACAGCGTGATGGAGCAGATGAAGATGCTCGACACGCTGCAGAACACGCAGCTGCAGAGCGCCATTGTGAAGGCGATGTATGCCGCCACCATTGAGAGTGAGCTGGATACGCAGTCAGCGATGGATTTTATTCTGGGCGCGAACAGTCAGGAGCAGCGGGAAAGGCTGACCGGCTGGATTGGTGAAATTGCCGCGTATTACGCCGCAGCACCGGTCCGTCTGGGAGGCGCAAAAGTGCCGCACCTGATGCCGGGGGACTCACTGAACCTGCAGACGGCTCAGGACACGGATAACGGCTACTCCGTGTTTGAGCAGTCACTGTTGCGGTATATCGCTGCCGGGCTGGGTGTCTCGTATGAGCAGCTTTCCCGGAATTACGCCCAGATGAGCTACTCCACGGCACGGGCCAGTGCGAACGAGTCGTGGGCGTACTTTATGGGGCGGCGAAAATTCGTCGCATCCCGTCAGGCGAGCCAGATGTTTCTGTGCTGGCTGGAAGAGGCCATCGTTCGCCGCGTGGTGACGTTACCTTCAAAAGCGCGTTTCAGTTTTCAGGAAGCCCGCAGTGCCTGGGGGAACTGCGACTGGATAGGCTCCGGTCGTATGGCCATCGATGGTCTGAAAGAAGTTCAGGAAGCGGTGATGCTGATAGAAGCCGGGCTGAGTACCTACGAGAAAGAGTGTGCAAAACGCGGCGATGACTATCAGGAAATTTTTGCCCAGCAGGTCCGTGAAACGATGGAGCGTCGTGAAGCCGGTCTTAAACCACCCGCCTGGGCGGCTGCGGCATTTGAATCCGGGCTGCGACAATCAACAGAGGAGGAGAAGAGTGACAGCAGAGCTGCGTAATCTCCCGCATATTGCCAGCATGGCCTTTAATGAGCCGCTGATGCTTGAACCCGCCTATGCGCGGGTTTTCTTTTGTGCGCTTGCAGGCCAGCTTGGGATCAGCCGCCTGACGGATGCGGTGTCCGGTGACAGCCTGACTGCCGGAGAGGCACCCGCGACGCTGGCGTTATCCGTTAATGATGACGGACCACGACAGGCCCGCAGTTATCAGGTCATGAATGGCATCGCCGTGCTGCCGGTTTCCGGCACGCTGGTCAGCCGGACGCGGGCGCTGCAGCCGTATTCGGGGATGACCGGTTACAACGGCATTATCGCCCGTCTGCAACAGGCTGCCAGTGACCCGATGGTGGACGGCATTCTGCTGGATATGGACACGCCAGGCGGAATGGTGGCGGGGGCATTTGACTGCGCTGACATCATCGCCCGTGTGCGTGACATAAAACCGGTATGGGCGCTGGCCAACGACATGAACTGCAGTGCAGGTCAGCTGCTTGCCAGTGCCGCCTCCCGGCGTCTGGTCACGCAGACCGCCCGGACAGGCTCCATCGGCGTCATGATGGCTCACAGTAATTACGGTGCTGCCCTGGAGAAACAGGGTGTGGAAATCACGCTGATTTACAGCGGCAGCCATAAGGTGGATGGCAATCCCTACAGCCATCTTCCGGATGACGTCCGGGAGACACTGCAGTCCCGGATGGACGCAACCCGCCAGATGTTTGCGCAGAAGGTGTCGGCATATACCGGCCTGTCTGTGCAGGCTGTGCTGGATACCGAGGCTGCAGTGTACAGCGGTCAGGAGGCCATTGATGCCGGACTGGCTGATGAACTTGTTAACAGCACCGATGCGATCACCGTCATGCGTGATGCACTGGATGCGCGTAAATCCCGTCTCTCAGGAGGGCGAATGACCAAAGAGACTCAATCAACAACTGTTTCAGCCACTGCTTCGCAGGCTGACGTTACTGACGTGGTGCCAGCGACGGAGGGCGAAAACGCCAGCGCGGCGCAGCCGGACGTGAACGCGCAGATCACCGCAGCGGTTGCGGCAGAAAACAGCCGCATTATGGGGATCCTCAACTGTGAGGAGGCTCACGGACGCGAAGAACAGGCGCGCGTTCTGGCAGAAACCCCCGGAATGACCGTGGAAACGGCCCGCCGCATTCTGGCTGCAGCACCACAGAGTGCACAGGCGCGCAGTGACACTGCGCTGGATCGTCTGATGCAGGGGGCACCGGCACCGCTGGCTGCAGGTAACCCGGCATCTGATGCCGTTAACGATTTGCTGAACACACCAGTGTAAGGGATGTTTATGACGAGCAAAGAAACCTTTACCCATTACCAGCCGCTGGGCAACAGTGACCCGGCTCATACCGCAACCGCGCCCGGCGGATTGAGTGCGAAAGCGCCTGCAATGACCCCGCTGATGCTGGACACCTCCACCCGTAAGCTGGTTGCGTGGGATGGCACCACCGACGGTGCTGCCGTTGGCATTCTGGCGGTTGCTGCTGACCAGACCAGCACCACGCTGACGTTCTACAAGTCCGGCACGTTCCGTTATGAGGATGTGCTCTGGCCGGAGGCTGCCAGCGACGAGACGAAAAAACGGACCGCGTTTGCCGGAACGGCAATCAGCATCGTTTAACTTTACCCTTCATCACTAAAGGCCGCCTGTGCGGCTTTTTTTACGGGATTTTTTTATGTCGATGTACACAACCGCCCAGCTGCTGGCGGCAAATGAGCAGAAATTTAAGTTTGATCCGCTGTTTCTGCGTCTCTTTTTCCGTGAGAGCTATCCCTTCACTACGGAGAAAGTCTATCTCTCACAAATTCCGGGACTGGTAAACATGGCGCTGTACGTTTCGCCGATTGTTTCCGGTGAGGTTATCCGTTCCCGTGGCGGCTCCACCTCTGAATTTACGCCGGGATATGTCAAGCCGAAGCATGAAGTGAATCCGCAGATGACCCTGCGTCGCCTGCCGGATGAAGATCCGCAGAATCTGGCGGACCCGGCTTACCGCCGCCG